GTCGTCAGGACCCCAGGCTGCGTCCAGGTCAGTGCGATCCCGATTGGCGCTACGTTTTGCCGGAACATCGAATCGGGGTCGCCGCCCACATACGCGTTCCACCCCGCCGCGTTCTTCGGCGGATTCACCGGCTGTACCAGCACCGTTTGGCTGGTTGTCGACGCGGTGTTTGGCACGGCGCTCGCGCCCTCCTCGCCGGCTTGGTTCGTCCACGCCATGGTCACGTAGCACGTTCCGTCGGGTAACGGAGTTGCGGACGCCAATGCCACCAAGGTTGGCATGGCGGCTCTGGGGACGGGATCGATAACCATCCCGGCCCCAATCCGCGCCAGTTTGTCGTACGCCCAGCTCGCCATCGAGTGGAATTGGTCGCGCTTGCCCGCATACCGGTCGTTCAACTGGCTGTTGTATGCGTCGGCGTAGACCATTTCCAGGGCGCGATAGGTATGCCAGAGCCTCAACGCCGGCGTCACCACCACGCGGTTGACGCCCGGCTGCGGCCCGAGCCATAAGGACTGGTCCGGATAACTCATTCCGGTCAGCAGCGTGTCCAGCCCCAGCGCAACCTCCTCCTGCGCCAGAGCCAGCTTTTGCGTCACGTCGATGTTCTCGGCCGTGGACACGTCCAGTAGTTGCGAGTCCTGCGCCGAAAGATCGTCGATGCTCGATACGAGCCCGTCCGTAAACAGAGCCATGTCGTTAGGCCGTGTCCTTCAGGGAGTCCGCAACCCCCTTCAGCTTGTTGAGCTCGGCAGTCGTGAGCACCGAGAATTGCACTTTGGAGGCCGCCGCCGCCTGATCGGCCGCCGCTTTCGCCGCCGCCTGCGCCGCGCGGAACTTAGTGGCCGCCGCGTTCGTCGCCAGGCTGGCCTCGCCGTCTATGATCATCTTCGCGGCAAGGCCGCGCGTCACTTCGGTCATGACTCCCGGCACGCCACCGTCGGCCGTCGCGACACTCACGACCACCGGATAAGCGTCCGAAAGGCCCGCTTCCGTGGCCCGGATTTTCTGGTAATAGGCTGTCAGATCCATCGTTTTCTCCTCTCAAATGTCCGGGGACAAACGAATCTGTCCCAAGGCGCCGTTCTTGCGCCGTGTGGACGGATCCGTCTGTCCCCGGTTCCTCGCCTACGTGTTTACCTGCACCCCCGCGCCGTTCCGCAGCACGCCACAGCCATACAGCACGTCCACTGTGAACTGCTGCGCCAGCGTGTTCGGCTGGTAGCTCATCACCACGCGCATGCCGAAGTTGCCGAGCTCGGCGTATTCCGCGATGGCGCCGGTCCCGGGCAGCGGTTGCGGCAAGCGCCGTACCACCAGGCCGATGGCGTCCTTGGTGAACGCCAGGTTGTGCGTCGTTACCGGGCTGGTCCCCGTCTGCGGCACGAACTGCGAACGGAACACGTAGAAGTCCTTGAACTTCGCAACCGTGCCGTCGATCAGCGCGCGCAAGCCCGCGGAGCCCGCCGTCTGGAACTCCTCGAACAGCGGAATCTGCCGCCAGGCCGAATACGCCGCGGCGTTCACCACGATGTACTTCGGCTCGCCCGGAGGAATCCTTGAGTTGAACAGCGCCGTTTCCGCCGCGTCGATGGTGGCTTCCGTCAGCGCCGTCCCCGGCGTTCCCACCGGAGCGTTCACCGTGAAGCCGGCGTACAGGTTCAGCAGGTCGGCTTCGATCTTCTGCGCGATCGCCGCCACCGAGGGCTGCATGTACAGCCTCAGCAGGTCCGGAACCGCCAGGACCTTGGTTACGTCCGGAATCTGGAACGTCGCTTCCGCGTGCGTGTTCAGCACGATCTGCGCGTTTCCCAAACTCGGATTCTGGGTTTGCACCGTCCCGCCTTCCAGGATGTTGTTCGCCACCATGGTCGGCGGAATCGGCACGTTGATCGTATCGCCGGCGTTCGCTAACACCGGCTCGTAATCGCGATTCACCAGGTTCCCCATCACGAGGTTTCCTACCAGCACCGGCAATGCGTCCGCCGCCACCAGTTTCACAATCGCGCTTGCGACGTTTGTTGAGGTTATTGCTGCCATTCTTTCTCCTAGTTGTTCTTTCCGCCGGGCCCTTGGGCCCGTGCTTGTTCGTATTTCACAGGCCCCGAAGGGTCTGCGACGCCACGCGCACGATTTCCTCTCGTACCCGCCGCATCTCTTCCGCGCTCATGCCTGGCCGGATCTGCTCGAGAGACACCGTCTCCCGCCCTTCCGGTGGCGCCTTGAAGGTCGCCGTCATTCCGGTTCCCCCCGCGATGCGAGCCGGCAGGAATTCCGGGTTCTCGGCTACGAACGCCGACAGATAATCCTTTAACGGCATCTGTCCGCTTTCCCCCCGAGCCACTAAACGCCCGTCCTCCGTCCGCTCGATTTCGTCTTTAACCGCCTTGAACGCAAGGTCGATCTTCGCTACTCCCAGCCGGTGCAGTTCCGCCCGTACCAGCGAGCTGCGTTCCGCTTCCTCCGCAAGCTTCCGGCTGTGTTTGTTTTCCGCCACGAGTTCGTTCAGCCTGCGCTCCAGTTGTTCCCGCCGCTTCCGCTCGTCCTCGAGCTCCGCCTTGTAGGCCGGTTCGCTCTTAGCCTGTTCGTTGCTGGCGTATTCCTGGATCGCCTGCCGTACGATCGCCTGAACGTCTATTCCTTCCATAAGCCTCCCGATTCGTTTCTCCCCTCGTTTATTCCGCGTACTGCATGCCGTCGATCTCTTCCGCCACGCGGTTCTTGATTTCCTGCCGCGCGCCGCAGAGGTACTTGAAAGCCAGGTTCTTGAAAACCTGCTTCTTCAGCGTGTCCGACCCGATCCCCAGATCCAGCAGCTTCTTCGCATCGTCCAGCTCGCCGCTGAAATCGTCGATGTCGAATTCGTCCAGCCCCGTTACGTCGATCGACACCCCGTCCTGCCGCGCCGCCGCGATCGCCCACAGGACCTGCTTCATGCTTTGCTTCACGGCGTCCCCGTACGCGCGCAATACCTCCTGCGTCACGCTGAAGTCCCTCTGCTTGCTGATGCCGGAGACCCGCATGTCCCCGCCGTTCGGCGTCCCCGCCTGGTTCATCAGATAGCAGACCCGGTAAATCTCGTCCTTGAGTTGCAGCAGGTTGTCCGCTGCAATCTGGTAAACTTTGCCCTCCGGCTCCGTCCATCCGAACCGGTCCTGCGGCCCCAGTTGGATGTAATAGGATTCGCCCACAATCTGGTTCCATTCCCGCTCCGAATAAATCACCGGAGTCGCGAACAGCCCCATCGTCAGCGCCCACGCCAGCGCGTTTGACTTGTTGAAGTGTTCCAGTTGCAGAAGCGCCGCCTTGTTGGTCAGCCACAGCCCTTCCGATACCTGCATGCGGAACAGCGGTACCCGCCGCAACGACGCCAGCCCGTGCCGGCCCTCGTCCACTACTTCAACCGGGCTTCCGTCGCCCGCCTTGCGGAAGATCTTGAAGTTCTCCCGGTCGTAGTAAATCCACCGCGTCTCCCGCTCCCACCGCGGGGTCCGTCACCTTCGATTGCTGCAGGCACGATGTCCGTATCACCGCCCATTCCAGGCCGCCCGTCTCGTCGTGGTTCCAGTTGATGACTTCCTCCGGGCTGTAATCCACCAGGTAGGCCCGCGACCGTCCCGAAGCGTCTTCTTCCGCCCGCGTCAGAGCCGCCCCGGTCGCCCGCGGAAAGTCCACCACCGCGTAGGAGCACCCGTACACCAGCGTCTGCACGAACCGCTGGCGGAAAAACTCGCTCAGGCTCGTCTCCTTCAGGTCGCAGTTCGCCGACAGGATGTTGAAGTAGTCCTTCGCCGCCCCGTCGCTGCCTTCAATCGACACCGCCGGCGCGCGGCGGATCAGCGTCGCCGCGTACCAGTCCACAATCGATCCGATGTAGTTCTCGTAGAAAACCCGGTTCAGCCGTTCCTGGTAGATCTCCCCCGGCTCCTTGTGCCGCCGCACCAGGTAATCCGCGGCGTTCGCGCGCAGCCGTTCGCCGCCCGCGTAAAGGTCCTTGTACTGTTTCCACATCGCCTTGCGCGCGATGTACTCCGGATGCTCGCGATTGATGTTTTCCATATCCTTCCTAAACAAACAGCCGGTTAGGCTGCTCCCCGATAGCCGTTACCGCCTTGCAGTGATGCCACACCAGATACCCCAGCGCGTCCGATAAGTGCGTCCTCATGCGGTCCCGGTCTTTATCGATCTGGCAGCCTTCCGTTTTGTAAACCACCTGTTCGAAGTCCGCGATCAACTCCTTGCACTTTTTGTCCACCACCAGCCCGATCTCGCCCGCCGCCGAGCGCAGTCGCCCGTTCACCGTGTTGACCCGCTCCCGCACCGGGGGATTGACGTGCGCCGCCAGGTGTGACACCGAAACGCTCGAGTGAACCTGGAAATACTCGCGGATCATGTTGTAGTCGGACGTGCCCGTGGTCTGCTGCGCATACCCCGAAGCGTCTCCGTAAACTTCCACGCCCCCGCGGTGTTCTCCGTACCGCTTCAGAAACTCCTCACAAGCCTCGAACGTGGTCCCGTGCCGGATCACAATCTCGTCCAGCACCCGCACCTGTCGCCCTATCAACTGCACGATCACCGACGACATCGGGTCCACGTTGAAGTCCAGCGCCCA